GCAATACGCCGTGGCCCAATGAAAGAGCCAGAGGCGGGTACTGATGTTTTTTCAATAGCACAACCTACTACTACTGCGCCTTTATATAAGACAGGAAAATTAGTCGATATGGCTTTCAATCGGCAAGTTCATTCGGCCGCTGATTTGTATCTGCAAACGCGGTTGGCTGCAAAACAATTTTTGCGAACAAATACAACTGATGCCGCTCAAAGTGACAGCTCCGCTGTTTTTGACTATCAGACAGGCTATTACAATGGCTCATGGAATGATACAAATGCTTACGGATGGGCTTTTAGGCGTTTTCCTAAAGTATTTGATGTGATTGCTCGGACAGGCACGGGTGGTGGTGGTGTATCTGTACCTCACAACTTAACTGTTGTTCCTGAACTAGTAATTTCAAAAACTCTCACGGCGTCAGGTTTTGGAACGGACTTAGACAAGTGGTTCGTTTGGTCTAGCGCGATATCAGGTTCGGGAAATGACACCTTTGTTCAGCTGCAAAGTGACACGGGCGGAAGTGGTCTACAAATGGGATTTTTTTCAAGCTCACCTACAGCATCAGCTATGACTGTTCATGGAAACATAAATTATAGCGGAGATGATTTAACATATTTTCTTTTTGCTTCACTATCGGGCATTAGTGCTGTTAACAAATATACTGGCACAGGGAATGATATTAATGTAACAGATTTGGGGGCTGCTGCTAGATTCGTAATGATAAAACGTACTGACAATACTGGTGATTGGTATGTTTACGATTCCACAAGAGGAATTGTGTCAGGGAACGACCCTTACATTTTTATGAATACTCAAGCAGCCCAAGTAACTAATACTGATTACATAGACGCCCACGCATCTGGATTTACAATAACTTCATCTGCCCCTGATGCTTTAAATGCCAGCGGTGGCGAATATTTATACTTAGCTTTTTCGTAGGAAAAGACAATGACTGAATACAGACTTAAAAGTGATGGAAGCGTAAAAACTAAAAGTGAAGTTGTTGCGCTAAATTCTAATACTTCTATTCCGAAAGTTTGGACTGAACAAGTTTGTGAAGACCTAGGCATAGACGTAGTTTTTGAAACCCCACAACCTACAAGTAGTGAGGCTTATAAAAATTATGTAAGAAATGGTGTTGAGCAAAACGACAAAGACCAGTGGGTACAGGCTTGGGTTGAACAGGATATGTTTGCTGATACAACTGTTGATGGTGTGACAACCACAAAAGCAGAGCATGAAACAGCGTATCAAGCTAAGTTAGATGCTGATGCTGCTGCGGCAATAAGGACTAGGCGTGATTCATTGCTTGCTGAAACAGACTTCTATGCTTTGTCCGATGTCACCATGACTGATGCCATGACTACTTACAGGCAAGCGTTAAGGGATATTACAGCGCATAGCAATTTTCCTCATAATTTAACAGATGATGATTGGGCGGAGAAACCCTAATGAGTAGAGCAAGAGACATCGCGGATAGTGCCGCAACAATAAATTTATTAGATGGGGTAGCCGCAGGAACTATTACAAATAGTAAAGCAGCTATTTATGGTGCAAGTGGTGAGGTCAATGCAACCACTTTGCAAGTTGGCGGTTCGGCAATAACGTCATCCGTAGCCGAATTGAATATATTGGATGGGGTTACCTCTACTACCGCTGAGTTAAATATCTTAGATGGCGTTACCTCAACCGCTGCAGAAATTAACAAATTAGATGCTTTATCACGAGGCTCTATTCTGTATGGCAATTCTAGTGGCGCGACTACAGTCCTAACAAAAGGCACTAACGAGCAAGTTTTAACCTCAGATGGAACAGACATAGCGTGGGCTGATGCGGGGGGCGGCGGTGCAACAGACTATCAATCTTTCACTTCTTCTGGAACTTGGACTAAAGCGGCTGATGTTAATTATGTATTAGTTGAAGTCATTGCAGGTGGTGGTGGTGGTCATCAAACCCACGGAACAAGCTCACAGAGGGCGCAAGGTGGTGGCGGCGGTCAGGGAGCTAGGGCTTTCTTTAGAGCTTCTGAACTAGGTGCTACAGAAAGCGTAACTATTGGGGCTGGTGGTGCTGGAAAAGCTGGATGGGGTGGCGGGAATGGTGATGATGGAGGCAATTCATCTTTTGGAAGTCATGTAACGTGTGCGGGAGGCAAAGGAGGAGCAGTTTCAACTGGTACATCTCAAGGTGGTACAGAATATTTAGCTAACGGTCGCTCTGGTTCTGGCGCTACAAGTATGCCGTATGGAGATGCTGCTGCTGACTTTTCCAGACGGGAAGGTATGTCTAGTTATGGCGGTGGTGGCGGTGGCATGGGTCAAGGTTCACTTGGAGGCAATGGAGTTATTGGCGGCGGCGGCGGCGGCGGCTCTTATGGTACTGGAAGCGGAGGTGCTGGTGGTACTTCTATATGTGGAGGTGCTGGCGGTGCGGGACAAAGTGGCGGTACTGGTGCAGTAGGAGGAGGAGGAGGAGGCACAGGTACTTATGCAACCGCTTCTGGAGCTGGTGGTGCTGGAACAGTAAAAGTTTGGTCATGGTAGGGAGAAAATAATGAAAGCACACGTTATTGAGGATGGTGTTGTCACGAATACAATTATTGTAGATTCATTAGACTTTGCTAACAATCTTGTTGAAGCCACTGAGGGAAATATAGGTTGGTTATATTCAGATGGTAGTTTTTCTGCTCCTCCTGACCCAAGAACGGATGAAGAAAAAGCCGATGATAATAGAAGCACAAGAAATAGATTGTTGTCTGAAACTGATTGGATGGCAAATTCAGACCTAACAATGGCTGATAACATGAAAACCTACAGGCAACAACTTAGGGATTTACCAACTCATTCTAACTGGCCTAGTTTAGAAGATGGCGATTGGCCTACGAAGCCGTGAATGATCGTTTTTATTTTAATGGTCAGCATAGGGGGGCAAACGGTATCGCGTGATTGCGATGAGGCGCTATGCTTTGAAAATATTAATCGCTGCCTCTATTTTGCTGAGCGAATAAATCAACAACCGCAAGGACAAGACATTACGGCTTTTTGCCAGCCTCTTAATATTGATGAAGGGTCGAGGTACTACCGATGATTGGTGAGGCTATCTTAGCTATTAAAGCGCTTGATTCTGCCTTTGTCGTAGTGCAGGGCGCAATTGCTAAAAGAAAAGAAGTAGAGGATATGGCGGGTGAAGTCGGCAAATTCTTCACGGCTAAGAAAAAAGTTGAAGACCATATTTCAAAGGCGCGAAAAGCTGGCACTGATGATCTAATGACAGGATCGGCGCTTGAGGAAGCCATCACGATTGACCAGCAGGAAGAACGAATAGAAAAAATGATGGATAAGGTTGGCGCTTATTATTCGCGCAAGGGGCAGACACACCGCTGGGCAAAGATTAAACGTGAGGCAGCGAAGATAGAAAAGAAGCGTGAAGATAAGAAAAAAAAGGACGCTCAGATGAAAAAAGAATTAAAGAAGCAGGATGAAATATTGATTGAGCAGCTTGCGAAAACATTTTTATCAGTTATTGGGGTGGTGATTGTGGTATTTGGTGTTGCATTTTTAGTGTTTGGATCAGGAGCAGAATAATGAAATTAGACCCTGTTCTACTTAATATGGCTTGCTCATGGAGCATGAAATCTTATAAGGATAAAAATAAAGACGCTATAAAAATAGAATCAAAACTCACTTCTACTACAGTTTATATAGCAAAGCGTAAGACTATTGATGTAATAGCCTTTAGAGGCACTAAGGACGGATTAGACTGGATTACTGACGCTTTGGTAGTGCCAGTACCCTATGCGGGTAGAATGTGTCATGGCGGCTTCACAGCGGCTCATGTGTCAGTTTGGAATAAAATCAAGAAACATATAGATTTTGATAAGAGAACGCTTATCTGTGGACATTCTTTGGGTGGGGCATTGGCTGAACTGTCTGCTGCAAAGCTATGGAAGAAGCACAACAATTTAAATGTTATTACTTTTGGTAAGCCTAATACCTTTTTTAAAGGATTTAAGCGCCCTATGAAGACTTTAGATACTCAAATATCTTGCGTACAAGGATCGGATTTAGTGGCTAGAATACCGCGCTTTTGCTATGGGGCTTCCAAAAGTCAGACAATGCTTTACTTTGGAAACAATGGGGTAGACTTTATTGACCCTGATAAACTTACAAGAGATGAGGATAGGGGCATTAAAGATGCTATATCTGATCATTTTATGGAAGGGTATGAGGAAAGATTAAAGCGTTTCTTGGACGAACAAGACAAGATTCTAAATGAAGATGAAATTAAAGAACTCAACAAAATGGCTGATGAGGTAGAAAATGCTTAGAATTGCTGCGTTATGCTTACTAATGACTGGATGCTCTGTCTCAGAAGAGATGATTGCTAATAAGGAATTGTATTGTTCTGGTGTATACAAGGGTATTAGGGCTGTAGGCCGCGTAACTACTGAGGTAACTACTGGAATAAGAGTGCCTGATGTATGTGATACGATTGATGAGATTGTAGAGGAAGATACTACGGGAAAGTAATTAGCAATATTGAGGCATTAATTAAGGTTTATTTGTTTACAAGATGAAGGGAATATTAAAAGCATTAGCTCCAAAGCTGGTAAGCGTAGTTGCAAGCAGTAATCCAGTTGCAGGGACAGTTTTGAAAATGGCAACCAAAAAGCTAGGGTTGCCTGATAACTCAACACCAGAACAGATTGAAGAAGAGATCGAAAGAAATCCTGAAAAAGCGTCCTTAATCAGTGATGTTGAGTTACAAGTAAAGCAAATGGATATTGAATTAGAAACTTTTAAAACACAGGTTGCAGATGTTCAAGATGCTAGAAGCAAGTTTGGGAAAGACCCAACCCCTAAAATATTGGCGGTTCTGGCTATGTTAGGGTTCTTGGCGTATATATTTATGGTGACTTTGCAAGCTCCAGAAAACAATGATGATGCTATTGTAAATCTAGTCTTAGGTTATTTGGGTGGATTGGTAACTGGAATATCCAGTTTTTATTTTGGCTCTTCACATAACGGGAACTCATAATGCCAAGAGAATTTAGAAAATCTGGAGGGGCGGCGGAGCATGGGCTTGGAGCACAATATCGCGGAATCACCAGATACAATATGGACGGAGGCGTTACAAATACTGGTCAATTTGGAGATATTTCTTCTGCTCCAGGCGGCTTTGCAATTACACCTAGTGATATCAAAGGATTTATATCTAATTTAAAAGACAGTTCTAATTCTATTGTTGGGGCTATAACGCAAGCGACTAATTTTGATGCTGCAAATGAAGTAGGATCAATATTAGATAATAGCGCTAATGATTTGATTGGTGCTGATCCTTTCGGACAATCGGATTTTGATAATCAAGCTGCTGCTGCCCTAGCTGTTGCTAACCAAGCTGCCGCCCAAGCTGCTGCGATGGCTGCCGCCGCTGAAACTGCTGATGCTAATAATATCGGAACACCTGCTGGGGAAGTTGCTGCCCAAGCTGCCGCCGCCAAAGCTGCTGCTGCTAAAGCCGCTGCCCAAGCTAAAACGCCAGAACAAATTATGAACGATTATAAGGATCACGATGACCCCGTTGTTGATCTATTGACAGACCACAAGCAAGAAGATGGCTCGAATTTCCCCGTTCACATTCTTTTAGATATTTTGAGGGGCTATGCAGAAAAAGGTAATGATGCGGCGCAAACTATCATGGGCAAGTGGGACAAAAAAATACAAGATAAAATAAATACAAATCAAGCTGCTTCGGATGCGGATGCGGATGCTGCTAATAATAAAGCTGCTTCGGATGCGGCTGCTGCTAATAATAAAGCTGGCGCAAAAGCGGCTGACCAGCAAGCATCTGATGGCAATACAGACACAGGATTAAAATCTGGCAATGTTGCTGGAACTGACACCTTGGGTGGTGGTGATGGAAACGACACACTGGTCGGTGGTGCTGGAAACGACACCTTGGTCGGGGGTGGGGGTAACGACACCTTGGGTGGTGTTGATATTTTAGGTGGAGATATTTTTGGGCAAAATAATGATAACGGGAATGTTATCTTAGATATTCCTCCATCATTTGAAAAAGATGATCCTAAAAAATCTATATCTTTAGTTCAGATAGCGAATCAACCAGCAAATACAATAATATCTCCTAGCCCAAAAAGAAGCCCTGTAATTAAATCCCCAATTAATTTTTATGAGACTATAGAATCAGATGTTACAAAGGCGTTAAGCCCTGTTAAATTTTTGGCAGAATCAAATCAAAGAAGAGCGCCTATTGGTATTAAGTATGGATACCAGAAAGGGCAGTCTTTAATGGATTTAGCGGAACTAATTGGATAATAATTATGACCTATTTAGAATTGATAAATGGCGTTCTTAGAAGACTGCGAGAAAATACAGTATCTACTTACAATGAGACTGATTATTCTACAATGATTGGCGACTTAGTTAATGACGCTAAGACTACAGTAGAACAGTCATGGGAATGGTCAGCGCTTAGAAATACCATTACATTTAATACTGTAAGCGCAACAACAACTTACGCTTTGACTGGCGCAGGGCAAAGCTCTGTATTAAAAGAGTGTATTAACGACACTTCTAATCTTTTTCTACAACAAAGAACAAAAACATTTTTTAATTCCCAAAACTATACTGCTTCACCTGCGTCTGGAACACCTAATTACTTTACTTTTAACTCAACAGATACTAATGGAGATATTCAGGTAGATGTTTATCCAAGTCCAGACGGAGTATATGCGTTAAGATTTGACGTAGTTACTCCACAAGCCGCTTTAGAGTCTGACGGAACAGATATAAGCGTCCCTTTTAATCCTGTGTTGCAGCTTGCTTATGGTATGGCGTTAAGGGAAAGAGGAGAGACTGGAGGACAGTCTGCGGCAGAGCAGTTTGGTGTTGCTCAAATAGCTTTATCAGATGCGATTGCGTTAGACGCTAATAAATACCCACTTGAAATGACTTTTATGGCGGTGTAAATGGCTCAACCACTACAAAATATAACAATATCTGCTCCAGGTTTTGCGGGGATTAACACTCAAGATGCGCCCCTTCAGCAAGACCCTAGCTTTGCTGCTATAGCGGATAATTGCATTATTGACAAGGATGGCAGGATTGCCGCAAGGAAAGGTTATACGATGGTTTCTTCTAATGGGGCAGCGGTTCTCGGCTCTAGTGATGGAATTGAATCTATTGGGGAGTTCATACAAACTAATGGAACAAAAGTAGTATTTTCTTGTGGTAACAATAAGATTTTTTCAGGCACTTCAACCTTGTCGGACATTACTGGAAGCCTGACCATTTCAGCAAATAATTGGTCAATGTCTAGTTTGGCTAATAAGTTCTACTTTTTTCAAAGAGGACACGCGCCTTTAGTCTATGACCCAAGCGGTGCAGCACTGACCACTATAGCGGCTCACGGGAGCGTTGCGGGAACACCTCAACAGGCGCATATATCTTTGGCGGCTTTTGGAAGGTTGTGGGTTGCCGACATTACAGGGAATAAGCAGACCTTGTATTGGACAGATAGTTTAAACGGCCTTGCATGGACAGGTGG